AGCGGCAAAGCCAGGGTGCAGATCATGAAACCGGATGGATCTTGATATGCCCATAGGCGGCGCGAAGCCGAAGCCGCCCGGTCAGGCGGTCACCCGGCACAAGCAGGTGCACGACTGGAACGAGGTCGTCGACGAGCCGTACGACGGCCCGGTGCCGGTGAAGTTGCCGACCAAATCGGTCCGGGTGCTGCCATTCGGCGGCGCTGAGGAGATCCCGACCCACTCGGCGACCAAGCAGTGGTGGCGGATCGTCACCCGGATGCCGCACTGCCGGCTCTGGACCGACGCCGACTGGATGTTCTGCCTGGAAACGGCCGTCGTTGCCGATCGATTCTTCTACGGCCAGACCGCGGCCGCGGCCGAGCTGGCCCGGCGGGAGAAGGTGCTCGGCACGACGGTTGATGCCCGCCGCGGTCTGCGGATCCGGTACGTGGCGCCGAAGCCGGCGACCGGTGAGGGAGCGACGGTGACCCGACTGGATGACTACCGCGACCTCTAACGACCTGGAACTGCCACCCGGGTACTTCGTAGACCCCTGGTATGGCACGCAGGCGTGGCTGAGCATCCCCTATCCGCGCGACGACGACGGCCGCCGTCTGCTGCTGGCCTCGAGCCTCGGGCCGCAGATCATCGATTGGGCTGAGGGCCGACGCGAGGAAGAGGACGGCCCCGGGCTGATCCACTACCTGACCGGCGAGCCCTGGCGATTCACGCCCGGGCAGAAGCGGTTCCTGATCCTCTGGTACGCCTTCGACCCGAACACGGGCCGGTGGCTCTTCCGGTCAGGGCTGAAGCGTGGCGCGAAGGGCACCGGCAAGGACCCGTTCGCCGGCGCCTGGCTGGATGGGGAGCTGGTCGGTCCGACGCATCTGGTGCAGCGTGGTGGGCTGTGGGTCGGCGAGCGGCACCCGATGCCGCTGGTGCAGGTCGCGGCGAACTCGGAGGCGCAGGCGAAGGATGTCCTGCGGGTTGCCAATGCGATGCTGCCGCGGCGGACCCGGGACGCGTTCGCCATCGACTGTGGCGAGACCCGCACGATCCTGAAGGACTCTGGCGGGCGCCACGAGATCCTCACCGCGTCGGAGAAGACCTCCGAGGGTGATCCGGCGACGGCGATCGCGCTGAACGAGTCGCACCACATGACCGAGTCGAGCGGCGGTCACCGTACGGCCGAGGTGGCGCGGCGGAACGTCGGCAAGAGCCCGCGGGAACTGCAGGCACGGCTGTGTGAGTTCACCAACGCGCACACGCCAGGGTCGGATTCGGTCGCGGAGCGGACGTTTCTGGCATGGCAGGCGCAGGTTGCCGGTCGGGCGAAGCGGGTTGACATCCTCTACGACTCGATCGAGGCCCCGCCCTACTTGGACATCTACACCGATGCCGGGCTGCAAGAGTTCCTCGAGGCCGCTTACGCGGACGCGCCGTGGTCGGACCTGGAGCGGCTAGCCGGCGAGGTGTTGGACCCGCGCACGTCGGTGGCCGACTCGATCCGGTTCTACGGCAACGGGCTGGCGGCCCGCGAGGACGCGTGGACCGACCCCCGACGGTTCGACGAGCTCGCCCGCCCGGACGTCATCGTCCACGACGGCGAGCAGATCGCGATGCTCTTGGACTGCTCGAAGTCGACGGACTCGACCGGCCTGGTCGGCTGTCGCCTGGACGACGGGCACATCTTCACGCTCGGCTTGTGGCAGCGCCCGCGCGGCGACCGAGGCAAGGGCTGGCTGGCGCCGCGGCATGAGGTCGATGCCGCGGTGCGTGCGGCCCGAGACCGGTACCGGTTGACCTGGTTCGGGGTGGATCCGTCGCCGGCGCGGGACGACTCGGACGAGTCGCTGTACTGGATGAAGCTGATCGACGAGTGGCACCGCGACTTCCGTAACGAGCTGCTTGTCTGGGCGACCCCGGGGCAGCAGACCGGTAACGCGGTGCTGTTCGACATGCGCCTGTCGCAGCGCGGTGGCGCGGAGCGGAACCGTCTCTTCACCGAGGCAGCCATGCAGACGGCGACCGACATTCAGGACGGCAACCTGACCTGGGACGGCGATGCGGGTCTGCGGCTGCACGTTCACAACGCGCGGCGGCGTACGAACCAGTGGGGCGAGAGCCTCGGCAAGGTGACCCGGGACTCGGACAAACTCGTCGACCTGGCGGTGTGCATGGTCGGGGCTCGGATGGGTCGACGGATCGTGCTCAACAGTGGCGCCCTGCAGGCGGCCGAGAAGGTGGCCGGGAAGCGGACCGGCCGAGTGATTGGGTGGGGGTGACGTAGTGCCCCTGTCAGCTGATGGCATCAAGGACGCTCTCGGGGCGCTGCGCGACGCCCGCGACAAGGAGCAGCCTCGCCTGAGGCGTATTGACCGGGCGCTGGCGGATGGTGTCTCCGGTCAGGCCGCCGGCGTCTACGTGCCGCGGCGGGCGTCGCGCGAGTACCGGATGCTGGTGGAGCAGTCCCGCTTCAACGTGCTCGATCTCGTGGTGACCGCCCTGGCACAGAACCTGTTCGTCGATGGGTTCCGCCCGACAGGCAAGTCTGGCCGGGCGCCGGACACGAAGAACGCCCCGGTGTGGGACGCCGTTTGGCAGCCGAACCGGATGGACGCCCGCCAGGCCGCTCTTTACCGGGCGGCGATCCGGCATGGCACGTCGTATGCGCTGGTGCTCCCTGGGGATCCGGTGCCGGTGATTACGCCGATGTCGGCGTGCCGGATGACGGCGCTGTACGCGGACCCCACGAATGACGAGTGGCCGCAGCTGGCGATGGAGGTCCAGTACGAGCGGGTGGTCGCGTACGGTGCGACGTCGGAGCGGCGCAAGCTGATGACGGTGCGGCTCTTCGACGATGAGGCCGTCTACACCGTGGAGTTGCCCAGCACCGGCGACCTCGATCCGCGGATTGTGAGCGTCGAGGAGCACGACCTGACGGTGACGCCCGTGGTCAGGTACCGGGACCGTTACGACCTGGGCGTGCCGTGCGGCAAGGTCGAACCGCTGCTGTGGTTGCAGCAGCAAGTCAACCAGATCACCTTCAGTCTTGCGATGGCGCTGCAGTATGCGGCGTTCCGGCAGCGGTACGTGACCGGCATGGAAGTGCAGGTCGACGACAAGGGCAGCCCGACGCCGCCGCTGTTCAACGTCGCTGTCGACCAGATCCTGGCCGGCACGTCACCGGATATGAAGTTCGGGGAGTTCTCGCAGACCGACGTGTCGGGCTACCTGGACTCGCGGGACAAGGTGCTCCTGCACATGTCCTCAGTGGCGCAGGTTCCGCCACAGAACCTGGTGATCGGGTCGGGTATCTCGAACGTGCCGGCCGAGGCGCTGGAGCTTCTGGCGGCGGGGCACCGGCAGGACATCGCCGAGCATCAGACCAGTTTCGGCGAGTCGGTCGAGCAGATGATGCGCCTGTGCGGCAAGGCCATGGATGACGAGAGGGCATGGGAGGACATGTCCGCCCAGGTCGTGTGGCGCGACACCCGGCCTCAGTCGCTGGGCCAGGTCGTGGACGGGCTCGGCAAGGGTGTTCAGATGCTGTCGATCCCGCCGCGGGCCATGTGGGAGAAGTGGCCGGGCGTGACCGACCAGGACCTGAAGCGCTGGGAGCAGATGGCAGCTGAGGATGACGGGCTCCGCGACGCCGCCGAGGCCGAGGCGGCAGAGAAGGCCGCAGCTGCCCTCGCTGAGCAGGCGGCTGTCGACGAGTTGAACGCGGTGACGCGACGGGTTGCGCCGCTTGCCGACGAGACCGCGGAGGCGCCGAATGGCAACGCTCGCCGCCGATCGGCTCGCGCAGCGGCATCAGCGTGAGGTAGCCACCGTCGCTGCCGGCGTCACGTCGGTGGTGGTGCAGACGGCACTGGGCGCGGACCCGGCGGACATCTCGACCTGGTACTGGGGTGCCGTTGACGGCCTGGTGTCGCGGATCGCGTTCGGTTACGCCCAGACACGCGGTTCGGCGATGTCGTTCCTACCTCGCCACGCCGCCCTATCTGGGGCGTCGGGGTTGGAGATGGTGCCGGGGTCCATGAATGCTGGGGCGTTGCGGACCTCGCTGCAGGTGACCGGACCCGTGGCGTTCAAGACGGCCATCGCGGGCGGTGCTGATACAGAAGCGGCGCTGCGGTCGATGGCGACGCAGATGGGCGGGGTCGCCGACCGCACAGTGCGCGCTGGTGATCGGGATGTAGTGGAGCGGACCGCGACCGAGGGCCGCGGCGTTGTCGGCTGGCGCCGGCGGTTGTCGGGCCGGGCGTGTGGGTTCTGCGCCATGCTGGCCAGCCGCGGTGCCGTGTACGTCTCGAAGGCGTCGGCAACGGTGGCTAGCCGAGGCACCCGCTACCACGACCACTGCCACTGCTGGGCGGAGCCGCTATACCGGCGCGAGCAGGAGCCGGCCGAGGTCAGACTGCTGCAGGCACAATGGAGTCGGGTCACCGCCGGCCACAGTGGCGCTGATGCGCGGCGGGTTTGGCGCCGGCATTGGGAGACCAAGGCGACCCCCGCCGCCCGCCGCCGGTTCGGGGTCGCCGAGCCATCGCGGCGCGCGGCTGAGGTGACTCGTCTCGCCGGCGATGTGGACCTGTCGCGGCTGACGGTGCCGGAGCTGCAGGCGATGGCCCGGCAGCAGGGCATCCCGGGCGTGGCGAAGATGCGCAAGCAGGAGCTGGTCGACGCGCTCGGCGCACCCGCCCCGGTGAAGGCCGCCAAGGCCGCGACGAAGACCGCCCCTGCGAAGGCCACTCCCCGAAAGCTTCGCCCCGAGTCCTCGCCGATGCTCACCCCGGAAGAGCTCAGCGTCTACGAGGCCCGTCGTGCCGCTACGGCGCAGCTGGGTCTGGTGGGTGAGCTCGCCGCGAACGGCGCGTCGGCCCGTGCGGTGACGTCGCGGATGCGCACGTCGCTGCGGCGGGTGAACGAGGACATCGTTCCGGTGGACGCGGCCGGGAATGTGCTGGCCGGTTCGGCGGATGCGGCCACGGCCCGGTACGTGTGGCGGCGTCCTGGCGGGGATGTGGACCTGTCGTTGCCGATGCCCCGCGCCTGGGCTGGTGACGAGATCCTGGCGGCCGAGTTTGAGGCGGCGTCGCGGATGGCCCGTACGGCGGTAGCGGTGGAGCGTGCCGCCCGCGCCGGGGATGACATCCTGGCGGCTGCACGCGCGGCGTCCCCGGTGAAGGCGGCGAAGGCTGCTCGAGGTGGCACCATGACCCCGACGTACGCCCAACGGCAGCAGGCAGTCCGTGACGTTATCGAACAGCCGGGATCGAAGACGCAGGCTCTTGAGCAGGGCCAGCAGGGCAAGACCACTCTGGTCACGGCGCCAGACGGCCGTAAGGCCGTCCATAAGTCCTTCGACCACGACGCCCTGCGTCGCGTGGATGCCGAGGAGTTGGGTGCTCGCATAGCCGACGCGGTCGGGGTACGTGCTCCCACGGTGGTCCGTGTTGCGGACAACGCGGTCGGCATGGAGTTCATCCCTGGAACCGTGGCCCGACGCGACGCGGCAATTCCGGCTGCGGTCGTAGGTAGTGATGACGGGAAGCTGATCGGCCTCGCCGACTTCCTCATGCACAACTCGGACCGCAACGGTAACTGGATCCGACTGGCGAACGGTCGCCTCGCGGTAATCGACCACACATCGGCCTTCGTCGCGACCGGCGGCAGTATGCGCACGCGCGGCCTCTCTACCGAGTTTGCCGACTATCTATCGCCGAACCGCCACGTCGGTCTTCATGCCCGGCGGCTCCATGAGTCGATCGACCTTGCGCCTCAGGATCTCGCTGTGATCCGGGCGAGGCTCGAAGCGCTACAGCCGGAGTTCGTCGCCCGCGGTCGGCAGGACTGGTACGACGCGATGCTTCGGAACCTCGACGACATCGAAGCTCGCGCCGTTGGAACGCGCACCATTCTCGGGCCGGTGAAGGCGGCCAAGAAGGCGGCGCCGCGCAAGGCCGCAACGCCCGCCACCGGCCAGTCGTGGACGGCGCCGGACCGTGCCCCGGTGCGCACCAAGGCGCGGCAGGGCCAGGCCGGTGGCCGGATCTCCGGTGAGGTTGAGGGCAAGGGTGCCTTCGATCACGCTGAGGTCCTGGCGACCCTGGACGTCGAGTCGGTGGGCCGGTACCTGGACTGGCACGACTTCAACAAGGACGAGTTGGTCTCCATCGTGGCCCGGCTGCGGAACATCGACGCCGGAGCCCCAGGCGCGGACGTGCTGGCGTGGATCCGTAGCTCGTCGAAGGACGAACTGCGCACCATGGTCGAGCGCAACGTGGTGTCGATCCTCGGCAAGGACCAGGCGCGCGTGGCCGCGACTCGGGCCGGTGCAGCGAAGGCGGCCCGGGCCAGCAAGACGGCGCCCGTCAAGAAGGCCGCCCCGACGGCGACCCAGAGGCCTGCTACCTCGGACGCGGCCTACGACGCCCGCGTGGCCAGGCTGGAGCGCGTCGCCGACGGCGAGCCGACGAGTTCGCGGCGACTGGAGGGGGGAGTCAGCGCGGCCCCCACACTGGAGACCTACGCGGACGGTCAGCGCCTGGTCCGCAAGGACTACTCCACGTCCAGCCCGGACGCTATTCGACGCAAGCCTGGCGTCGACGCAGATGCCGAGGTGCTGGCCCCTCAGGTTGTGGAGGCGTTCGACGTTCGGGCCGCAGCCACGGGCCGTGGCCGCCACCGCGACGAGCTGATCCAGGAGTTCGTGCCTGGCGAGAGCTTCACGGAACGATATGGCGACACCTTCAAGTTCCGCGCAGGCGAAGAGGCTCAGCACCAGGCCACGATGCGTAAGTTCGCCGAGCTAGCGGATACCCCGGAGGGTCGCCGCCTCGGCTTGGCCGACTACGTCATGGGAAACCCGGACCGGGGCTCTGGGAACTTCATCATCACGCCTGGCGGCCGCATCGTCGCCATCGACCACGGCCAGGCGTTCTCGGTCCTGGAGGGCACCCGCTTCCCCGCGGGGGGCGCGGAATTTACTCGCTTCCTCCGCGACAGCTTCGGCCTCCGGAGAGAGATCCCCGAGTTCACGTCGGCCGAGATACGGGTGTTCCGCGAGCGGCTTGAAGCGCTGGAGCCGCTGTTCCGGGACGCCGGTCATCCGGCCTGGCACCGGTCGGCACTCCGCCGCCTGCGCGAGGTAGAGAAGCGCGTTATCGCGGCAGAACGATCCGCCGTTGCGGCGGCGAAGAAGGCCGCACCCAAGGCGGCGCCCGCCAAGGCCACGCCCGCAAAGGCAAGCCCGGCCGCACCTGCCAAGGCGGCGAAGAAGACCACCCCGCCCCCGGCTGGTCCGCCGGTGGACTCCGGGAAGCTCAGCCCGCAGGCGTCGCGGCTGCCGAAGGTCACCGACCCGCAGGACATCCGCACCCAGGCGATGGCCGCGAACCCGCGCTACGGGCAGGCCTACAACGGGCCGATGACGCCGGAGATCGAACGCGCAGGCGCCGCGACCTACACGCAGAACTGCACCCGCGTGGTGATCGCGTACGAGATGCGCCGCCGCGGGATCAGGGTGACCGCCGGTGCCGGGACGCCGCTCGGCGAGACGACCGCCTCCTACGTGCGGACCTTCCGCCTGGACGGGAAGTACGCGACCCGCGTCGCCGACGACCTGGGCCGCAGCATGTCCGCCCGGCAGGTCGCCGCCGAGGTGGAGTCATGGCCGCGTGGCGCACGCGGGATCGTCACCATGCAGGGTCACACGATCAACGTCGAGCGGGACATGGTCACCGGCAAGGCCGTGTTCATCGACGCCCAGTCCGCGGCGTCGAAGAACCCGGTGATGAACCTGGCCGCGTTCCAGCGCCGGGCGCAGGCGCGCGGGGCGCCGACCGACAAGTGGATGGCCGTGGCCCGCATCGACGACCTGGACCTGTCCGACTACGGCCTGCACTACGTGGAAGCCCCCGAGCTCGACATCGCCGACGGACTGGTGGCCAAGACCGAGTACCCGCAGGACCCGGCCCTGGACCGGTGGTCGACGTTCGAGGAGATGGCCGAGATGACCCCGGACGACAGGTACCCATGAGGACCTTCGACGAGGCGCGGCAGACCCTGGCCCGGCACCTGGACGAGCTCTACACCGACGAGCGGGAGTCCCCGGCGGTGCTGACGTACGGCTTCGACACCGGGACCGCCTGGGTGCCGATGGTCGACTGGGACGGCGTGATGGGTGTCTACGCGTTCCTGGTCGACAAGCGCACCGGCCGCCTGACCCCGCTGTCCTTCCCCGAATTCGAGGCGATGCCCGACCCGCGACGGGTCGGCGCCTGGCCCACCTAGACCACCGTCCACCACGGACGGTCAAGGCCCTGCCCGATGGCGGGGCCTTCTGTGTACCCCGCGCCAGCCGGAATGGGTGGGCGGTCACGTATCCCCGGCGCCATCCGAAATGGCTGGGCCGGGCAGACCCGGAATGGGGCTGCGAGGAATGGAAGAGATCGAAGAGGTGGAAGTCGACGAGACATCCGCCGAGTGGCAGGCCGAGGCTGGCAAGTGGAAGCAGCGGGCTGCCGAGCAGGAACGGGCAGCGGCCGAGAACGCCGATGCGGCCGCCCGACTGGCCGACCTCGAGGGCTCTTTGAGCGAGCGCGAAAAGCGCCACGCCGAGAAGCTCGCCGAAGCGGAACGCCTGGCGGCCGAGGCGGAGAAGGCTGCCCGCGCCGAAGGCGAGAAGACCGCGGCCGAGTGGCAGGCCGAGGCGGAGAAGTGGAAGCAGGCCACGCGCAAGTTCGAGGACCTGGCCAAGAAGAACCTCGCCGCCGCGTCCCGGCTGGAGAAGCTCGAGGCGGAGAAGGCTGCAGCCAACGAGAAGGCAGCCAAGGCCGAGAGCCGTTCGGCTGAGACCAAGGCCGACCTGGAGGCCAAGGCCACCCAGGCCGAACTGAAGGCGTTGCGGCTCGCGGTCGCCCAGGAGTTGCAGGTCCCCAGCGCACTGATCGATCTCCTCTCCGGTTCATCGAAGCGAGAGATCGAGCAGTCCGCAGACAAGCTGCTGCGCGAGTTGGCCGCGAACAAGGCGCCTGAGCCGGAGACGGTCAAGGCCGCCGAGGTGCAGCAGAAGGCCAAGGAAGACACCGAGCTTGCCGAGGCGCGCAAGCTCCTCGCCGAGGCCGAGGTCAAGGCCCTGCGCCTCGAGGTCGCGACGGAGAAGCAACTCCCGTCCGGGCTGGCCGACATGCTCAACGGCCGCACCCGCGACGACCTGGTGAGCCAGGCCGACGCCCTGCTCGCCGCGATCGGCGGGGTGAAGTCCGCCGAGAAGACAACCCGCGGACGCATGCCCACTGAGCGGCTGCGCTCAGGCGCCCTGCCCGAAGGCGCGGGCGAAACAGATATCGACCCCGGTGCCCTCGCGGAAAAGATCCTGCGCAGCAACCGGGGCTACTAGACCACCACGGCAATCAGATCCGCCGTGGCCAACAGGAGGTAACCGACCATGGCGTTTCTGACTGCCAAGGGGATCGCCCGGACGGGCATCGCCCTGCTCACCCGCACGTTGGTGCTCCCGATGACCTGCACCCGGATTCCGGGCGAGGAGTTCGCGGGCAGCAACGGCGACACCATCACCGTCCGGGTTCCGCAGCCCGGCACCGCCCGCACCCAGTCCTCGGCCGGCACGCAGATCGACTACGACACGATCTCGGAGACCCCGGTCGACGTGACGCTGGAGCACCTCTACCACGCGACGAAGGTCACCGACGAGTCGATGTCGCTGGAGCTCGAGGCGTTCGCCGAGCAGGTCACCCGCGTCCAGGTGGCCGCGGTCGCGACCCGGGCCGAGGACCAGATCGCCGGCGTGATGAACACCCTGGCGATGGACCTGTCCATCGCGTCGGGCGGCGCCAACGTCGAGACCATCGTGCTCGAGGCCCGCGAGATCCTCGGCGAGGCCGACGTGCCCACCGGTGGCCGCTGGCTCGCGGTGTCCCCGGCCGTCGCGACGTACCTGCTGAAGCTGGACAAGCTCAGCCGGGTCGACGCGGCAGGCACGGCGTCGGCGCTGCGTGACGCCATCATCGGCCGGTTCTACGGCTTCACCGTCGTGGAGTCCAACGGCCTCACCGCCGGCACCGCCGTGGCCTACCACGAGTCCGGGTTCGCGTTCGCGAACCGGACCCCGGTAACCCCGCGTGGTGCGGCCGACTCGGCGACCGCCACCGAGGGCGGCGTCGGCATGCGGCAGATCTTCCAGTACGCGCCCGACTTCCTGTCGGACGCGTCGGTCGTCTCGACCTTCGCTGGCGCGGCTCTCGTCGACGCCGACCGGGTCGTGAAGATCACCACCGGCGGGGCTTCCAGCTAGTCCGTCGCAACCCTGCGCACACAGAAGGAGGAGCCAGAGTGCTCACCTACCGGAACACCCTGAAGGGCCACGTCGTTGAGGTGCCCGAGCCGGCAGACATCATGGCTGCGGCGGAGGCCGAGGCGGAGCGCCTCGTCCGCAAGGGCACCAAGCGCGACCGGGTCGATGGCGAGCTCGTCATGGACAAGGCCCGGTCGCGGGCGCTGCACCAGCGGCAGACGCTGACCAAGATGGACCAGTCCCGCAGGTGGGAGCGCTACACGGCTCCTCCCGTGGTGGCCGCGCCGCCTCCCGTCGTGGAGGCGGCGCTGGCCGTCGAGCCTGAGCCTGTTGAGGCGGCCCCGGCCAAGATGACCAAGCCGGCGCCCAAGCCGGTCAAGGCCCCCGAGTCCACCGAGGCGTAGGGCCGTGCGCGTCCTGGCGATGACGCACGCCTACCTGCCGGGCCACAACGCTGGCGCGGAGACCATGCTGCACGGCATGCTCCGCGCCCTCGTGGCCGCCGGGCACCAGGTGGACATGAACCTGTCCGTTCAGACCGGCGACCCGTACGAGATCGACGGCGTCACCGTCCACCCGCGGCAGGACAAGAAGGTCTCCCTTGATCGGCTGCTGGACTCGGATGTGGTCGTCGCCCACTTGGCGAACACGCCGCCGGCGGCGGCGCTGGGGAAGTGGAACCGCAAGCCGGTCGTGATCCTGAGTCACAACAACTTCCGGGCCAACTACAAGGCGACGATGGCACCGCAGGGCGAGGTGTCGCTGCTGGTCGTCAACTCGCAGTGGATGGCCGAAGACTTCCGGGAGTGGGTCGGCCGGCAGAAGCCCCGCCGCATCGGGCCGATGCCTGAGGTCATCATTCATCACCCTGTCGTCGACCCGGACGAGCATGCCACGACGCCCGGTGACCGGGTGGCGCTGGTCAACATGAGCAAGGAGTTTCCCGCCCCCGACGGTCACGTGACCGGCAAGGGTGGCGAACTGTTCCGCCGCCTCGCTGAGCAGATGCCGGACACGAAGTTCCTCGGCGTGACCGGCAGCTACGGCCCGCAGCAGGACATGTCGGGTCTGCCGAATGTGGACGTTCTGGCGCAGGTGCCGAACGGCGAGATGCGCGACCGGGTGTGGTCCCGCACGCGGGTGCTGCTGATGCCGAGCTCGTACGAGTCGTGGGGCCGCGCCGCGACCGAGGCGCTGTGTTCGGGCATCCCGGTGATCGCCCACCCCACGCCGTGGCTGACCGAGAACCTCGGCGACGCCGGGATCTTCGTCGACCGCAACGACACAGACGGCTATGAGCGCGAGCTGCGGCGCCTCGCCGACCCGGACGAGTACGCGAAGGCGCGGGCCGCGGCGTTGGCACGCACGGCCGAGCACGAGCTCGACCGGGTCGAGGACGAGGCGCGGTGGGTCGAAGCGGTCGAACGTCTGGCCTCGCGCAGGTCGCACCGATGACCACGGTCGCGATCCTCGGCCGTGGGCACCTGGGCGCGATCGCGCTGAACACCTGCCTCGGCGCAGGCTACGAGGTGCGTGCCGTGGTGACCAACTGGGTCGAGCCGGCATGGGACCTCACCCCGGCCGGCTCCGTTCTGTCGGAGCATGTGCGCCGGTTCTTCCCGACCATCCCGGTCAACAGGTCGGGACACTGGCGGTCCCTGGTCGGCATGGACGTCGACCTGATCCTGTCGGTCATGTACGACCGGATCATCGGCGCCGCGTTGATCGACGGGCCGGCCCGCATCCTGAACCTGCACCTCGGCAAGCTGCCCGAGTACCGCGGCATGCGGCCCATCAACTGGGCGCTGAAGAACGGCGAGTCGGTCGCCGGCGTGACGCTGCACGAGGTGGACACCGGCATCGACACCGGGCCGATCGTCGCGCAGGCCACGTTCAGCATCTGGCCCGACCGTGACGAGGTCCGCGACGTCTACCGGCGCGCGGTGCATGCCGGTGAGGGCCTGCTGCGTGAGGTGATCCCGATCGTTGACCAGGTCAAGGCCGTGCCGCAGGACGAGTCCCGGGCGGGCTACTACAACACCGCCGCCATGGCCGAGTTGGGCGAGCGGGCCAACTGGACGCGGGCGCAGTCGTGACCCTCGCCGTTCTTATCCCGTTCCGGCCGGACACGCCATGGCGGGCACGCATCCAGGCGACCACCTCGAAGCTGTGGGAGCGGACCGACCTGCAAGTGGTGTACGCCGACGACGGCCTGGACGGGCCGCTGTTCTCGTTCTCCCGGGCCGCGAACCGGGCCCGCGCCATGACCGACGCGGACTGCCTGCTGGTCTACAACACCGACGCCCTGCCGCTGTCCGTGGCGTCTCTCGATCGGCTCCACAAGGATCTGGCCGCCGGCCTGCCCTGGTCGGTGCTCTTCGATGGTCAGCGTCGGTTCACGCGACACCAGACCCGGCAGATTCTCAACGGTGACACCCCGGAGTCGGTGGGCGCCCCGGCCGGCGAGGTCTCGATGGGCCGTGAGGCGCTGATCGGGATCCGCGCCGACGTGTTCGACAGCCTGCGCGGCTACGACGAACGGTTCGTCGGCTGGGGCTGGGAAGACCTCGCGTTTCACCTGGTCCTGCGCACCGTCTACCCCGACGGCTGCGACACCCCGGCCGAGGGCATGTTCCAGTCGCTGTGGCACCCCGAGGTGACCAAAGAGGCGTGGCCCGCCAACGGCCAGATCTGGCAGACGTACCAGCCGCACACCGCCACCGCCGATGCGATGCGCGGCTTCTACCTGGACCGGCCGTGATCTCCGTCCTGATCCCGTGGCGGTCGCAGGACCTGCACCGCATCCTCGCCTGGGACTACAACCGCGCCCGGTGGGAAGCGTCAGGCGTGCAGCTGTGCGTCGCCGACGACGACCGTACGGAAGGCCCGTTCTCGCTGGCCCGCGCCGTGAACAAGGCCAGGCGGCAGGCGACCGGCGAGTATCTGGCGATCTTCGGCGCCGACCATATTCCACCCACGCCCGACAAGCTCGCCTGGATCGCCGACCGACTGCGGCAGCATCCGTGGACAGCGGTCTACGCGTTGACGCGCATCTTCGCCCCAGACCGCACCGCGCGAATCCTCCGGGGACAGCTGCCGACACCGGTGATGAAGTCGCACGTCATCCACGCGTGCGAGGGCATCGTCGCCCTTCGCGCCGAGGTGTGGGACGACGTCGGCGGGATGGACGAACGCTTTGAGGGCTGGGGCGCAGAGGACACCGCTTTCAAGGCCGTGCTGTTCGCCCTCTACCCGGACGGCCGCGGCGACGGTGTGGGCGAGGCGTGGGCGCTGTGGCACCCCGACCGGCACGGCACCCCGGAGATGACCGCGGCGAACATCGCCCGCTGCACGGACTACCAGACGGCCGCCCGCGAGGGCCGGATGCGTGAGTACATCGAGGGGGTGCGACGTGGCGGACCTGGCCACTATCTCTGACGTCAACGCCCGTTCTCCGCGCACTCTCACCGCGGGCGAACAGACCCGCGCAACGACTCTCCTGGGGGACGCGTCCGCGCGGATCCGGACCTACACCAAGCGGCAGTTCGCCGCGGTCACCAACGCCACCGTGACCCTCCGTCCAGTCGGCGCGTTCTTGGAACTGCCGCCGGCGCCGGCCATCGAGGTGCACGAGGTTCGCGGCATCAACATCGACGGCACGCCCGGAGATCCACTCACCGGCTGGGCGTTTGACGGCGTCGACCGGATCGACATCACCAGGGTCGGGTTCAGCTGGAGCGCAGACCCCTGGTGGCCGTGGTCGGATGGGCCCGAGTCGTTCCAGATCCTGTACGACTACGACGAGGCGCCTGTCCCGGGTGACGTGGTGCGCATCTGCTGCGGCATGGTGCTTCGGGCAATTCTTTCGCCGAGCGCGACCGAGGGCATGAACACCGAGCGGGTCGGCCAGTACTCGTATGGGATGCAGCAGAACAGCGCCGGCGCGGCTGGGCCGACTGTGCGGCTGACGGAGCAGGACAAGCAGGAACTCCGCGAGGCCGGCTACGGCCCACGGCCCGCCCGCAGCGTGCAGGTGCGTCTGTGACCGCCGACGGGCACTGGCGGCAGGGCGCTGCAGATGAGGCCGCCACTGCTGAGCGGATGCTGCAGGACGCCAAGCGTGGCGAGTTCGATCCCATTGCGGCCGCGCAGGTCCATGCGCTGCTGGCGATCTGGGCACAGTTGCGCGACTGCGCCGAGAGCGCGGAACGGGACAAGCGATGACCGCCGCGCTGCCCGCCTCGCTGCTCATCCACACGGTGACCTGGATCGTGCCCACGTTCCCGACGGACGCCTACGGCAACTCGGTGCCGTCCTACGGCTCGGGCACGTCGATCGCCGGCCGGATGGAGCAGAACCGCGCCGCCGAGCCCCGCGAGGACGGCCGCAACGCCGCCGAGCGGGAGTGGACCCTGTTCACGAACCAGGACGGCATCTCCGCCAAGGACCGGATCGTGTTCGGGTCGCTCACGTTCGAGGTTGAGGGCCCGGTCGCGCCCGCGTACGGCGGCGCCGGGTTCCACCACGGCGAGGTACACCTGCGTCTCGTGGAGGGCTGACATGGCGAAGCTGGTCGACTACAAGCCCAACCGCCGCGGCCTCAAGGCGCTGCGCAACTCCCCCGAGGTGGACGAGATGCTGGAGCGCCGCGCCGACCGGGTTGCTGTGGTGGCGCAGGCGGGCTTCACTGCGGCGCTGGCCGACTCGAGCATCGCGCCGGTCGTTGAGGTGCTGCAGGTCGACTCCGACACGAACGAGCCCCGCGCCCGGGTCGCGGTCATCGCACGGCATCCGGCGGCGCTGCGGATCGAGGCGGACCACCGCATCCTCGGCGGCGCACTCGACGCAGCAAGGGGGTAGCCGTGGCCTTCCCTGACGCAGTCGGCCTGGTCATCGCCTACCTCGACAGCCTCCACAGCGTGCCGGTCAAATCGCGCATCCCCAACCCCCGGCCCGCCGAGCTGATCCAGGTCCGCCAGGTCGGCGGGGCGTGGATGCCGCCCGTGCGGGACTCGGCCCGCCTGGACGTCCTCTACTGGGCCGCGACCGAACCGGCCGCCTTCGCCGGCGGGGAACTGGTCCGGCGGCAACTGCACGCCCTGCAGGGCACGACACTTCTCGGCGGTGTCGTCTGCTACCGGGTCGACGAGTTCATGTCCCCACGGCAGTACGACGACCCGCTGGTGCCCAACAACTTCGCCCGCTGGGCCACGTACTCCCTTCTGCTGCGTGCCAACGACGCAGTGACCTACTGACCTCCGGCATCTGCGCGGCCGGTAGCCCCATCCATCACGACCGCCGCACACGGAGGCCATCGCTATGAGTTTGTTCGCGACCCACGTCCGGGTCGGCATCACCGGGGAATTGAGTGTGGCTGCCGTCGGCAGCACCGGACCCACCACCTCGACGAGCTCGCTGGACGCCGCGTTCACCGGGCTCGGCTACGTCGGCGAGGACGGCGTCACCGTCACGCCGAACGAGTCCGTCCAGGCCATCCGCGCCTGGCAGAACAGCGCCCGCGTCCGCACGACCCGCACCGAGCTCGACTGGACATTCCAGTGCGCGCTCATCGAGTCCAAGGGCAAGGTCGCCGAGCTCTACTACCGCGGCAGCGTCGCGGTCGTGTCGGCTGGCCAGTGGTCGCTGCTGCCCGATGCGACGAACCCGGATGAGCGGGCGTTCGTCTTCGACGTCCTCGACGGGTCGATCCACAAGCGGTACTACATCCCCCGCGGTGAGGTGACCGAGCGTGGCGAGATCGTCTACGCCAACGGTGAGCCGATCGGTTTCGGCGTGACGATCACCGCCTACTACCACGACACCCTCGGCGCCCCGTTCAAGGTTTTCACCGATGACGCCAACTGGGGGTATTCCTGAGACATCAGTCGATGTCTTGGGCGGGCCTCCGTTCATCTAGTGCCCCCACCGGCGTGTTCGCGCAGGTCCACGCCGGTGGGCCCAAACCAGATCTGCGCACCCGTAAGGAGATCTGCGCATGTCCCAACCGTTCGACCTCAACGCCGTCGTCACCGAGGCCCCCGAAGAGCCGTTCGTCTTCACCTGGGGCACCGAGAAGTTCGAGCTCCCGCCACTGCTGGCCATGCCGATCGACCGTCAGGCCAACATCATCGACGCGCTGGCCGAGATCGAAGAGGCCGACGATCCGCGGCCGACGCAGATCCTGCACATCCTGCGGCTGATGATCGGCGACGAACTCCTGGCGCAGCTGGGTGCCACCAAGGGCGGCCCGGACGGCAGGACCACCCTGTCCGCCCTGCAGCTGATGCCACTGCTGCGCGAGTGGATGAACAGGCAGGGCACCCAGGGAAAATCGGCCCCCTCGTCGCGTTCCTCCGCGAGCACGGCGAGGCAGTCGAAGCCGATCTCGCGTTCCGGGCGGGCCCGCAGGACCAGCTGAACCGGCTCGGCCGCGGCCTGTCCTGGCGGCGCCTGGCCGTGCTGGTCCGGTCGCTTGCGGCGACGCCGGGGACGTTGCTGCACCGCAAGCTCACCCGCGACGACTGGTCCTTGGATCAGCACCTGCTCGCGGTGATCGCTGACCGGATCGCGGTGGGGAACTGGCAGCGGCAGGGCAAACGCGGCGCGAAACGCCCGGACCCGATCTCGCCGCTGGCCAAGCGGCGGGACGTGGAGCGGGTCGGCGAGGTCGACGGCCGCGACCCGGATGAAGTGAAAGCGCTCCTCGAGCGGTACCGGACCGGAGTCTTCGCCGCAGGGGGGTGAGCCGTGGCCGACGAAGTGGGCCAGGCGTTCGTCTCCATCGTGCCTTCACTGAAGGGCTTCTCGGCCAAGCTGAAGGCCGACATGCGCCGCGAGCTCGGCACGGTCGACCCGGTTGTCGCCGAGGCCGGCGACAAGGCCGGCAAGACGTTCGGCTCCCGCATGGGCGACTCGCTCAAGTCGGGCATGGGTCGCATCGGTCAGATCCTCAAGACCGGCCTCGTCATCGGCGGTGCGGCCACGGCCGCGGGTCTGGCGGCGTTGACCGGGTTCGGTTTGAAGTCCGCGGCGGCGCTCGAGCAGACCACGGTCGGTATCGAGGCTCTGCTGGGTTCGGCTGAGGACGCGAAGGTGTTCCTCGGCGAGCTGCAGGAGTTCGCGAAGACGACGCCATTCGAGTTCTCCGGTGTGGCGGACGCGTCGCGGCGGATCCTGGCGTTCGGCAAGTCGGTCGGCATCGCCCGCGACGAGGTCATCCCGACGTTGACCACGATCGGTGATCTGGTCGCGGTTCTGGGCGGTACGCAGGAGAACGTCGACTCGGTTGTCCGGGCGCTGGGTCAGATGGCGTCGAAGGGCAAGCTGTCGCAGGAGGAGATCCTGCAGCTGGCCGAGGCGCTGCCTGGGTTCAACGCGAACGCGGCGATTGCGGCTGAGCTTGGGGTGCCGGTCTCCGAAGCCCTGGAGATGATCACCAAGGGCGAGGTCGATGCCACGACTGGCATCAACGCGCTGCTGAAGGGGATGGGCCAGTTCCCCGGTGCGGCCGGGGCGATGGAGAAGCAGGCGCAGACCCTGTCGGGTGTCTTCGCCGCGTTCAAGGACACCATCGGCCTGGCGTTGACGAACGCGTTCACCCCGGTCATCCCTGCGATCAAGCAGGCGATGGCGGATGTGACGCCGATCCTGGGTGATGCGATCGACCAGATCGCGCCGGCCCTGGGTGGGCTGCTGACGTCGCTGCTGCCGATGATCGGCGCGGTCGCGCAGGGCCTGGCGCCGGTGATCGGCCCGATCCTGGATGCGATCTCCGGTGTGCTGACCGAGATCACGCCGGTGATCGCGCCGCTGGGTGAGGCGTTCGGTGAGTTGTTCGCGGCGCTCGGGCCGCTGCTGCCGGTGCTGGCGAAGGTGGTCGTCGAGATCGTCAAGGCGCTGATGCCTGCGATCCTGAAGCTGGCCCCGGTCGTGGACAAGCTGGTGCCGCCGCTGATCGCGGTGCTGGAGGCGCTGCTGCCGATCCTGCCGGTGCTCACCGATCTGCTGGTGCTGGCGCTGGACATCATCGGCCCGATGATCGCGCTCGCGTCGGCGTGGGCCAGCTTCCTGGCGGCGAAGTTCCTCGCCCCGATGATCAAGGACATTAGCAAAGCGATCGCCGAGATACTGAAGCCGCTGCGATGGGTCGTCGACCTGTTCGGCGGGTTCGTCGACTGGCTGATCGGCGTGGACTGGGCCGGTGTCGGTGACGCGATCACGAAGCCGTTCCGGGACGCGTGGAACTGGATCGCGGGTGTGTGGGCCGGGATCACTGGCTGGTTCACCGGTCTGCGTGACGACATCGCCGCGGCGTGGGGGTTGGTCAAGGACATCCTGGCGGCCCCGTTCGTGGCCGCGTGGGAGGTCATCAAGGGCATCCTGAACGCGATGATCGACGGCATCAACGTGGTCATTGACGGCCTGAACCTAATCAACCCGTTCAACGACATCCCGCACATCCCAGGGATCGGCCGGTCGAAGACCGTCGGCCCGACGAAGCAGGGCACCGGGAAGGCGATCGGCCCGTCCGTCGGAAACCGCCCGGGGACGTCCCGGGGTGGCCCGGTTGCGATGGCCCACGGCGGTGTGGTCGGCGCGTCGCCGGGCGGATCCATCGTGCGGGTCGCGGAGGCTGGCCGGCCTGAGGTGATCGCCCCGGTGGATGAGATCTATGACGCGATCCGCTCCGGTGTGGCCTACGCGGCGACGGCGGCGCCAGCACCGCAGCGAGTCGAGATCGCGTCGTCGGATCCGCTGATCCTCATGCTGGTTGGCCAGTTGAAGGAGCAGATCCGGACCCGGTTCGGCGGCGACGTCGACCTGGCGCTCGGGACGGTGTGACGTGGCGTTCCCGGACGAAGAGCTCGACGTCATCATCGAGGCCTACCTTGGCGCGGACCCGGGTGCGAATCCTGCGTCGTGGGCGACGCCGGAAGACCTTTCCGACCGGCTACTCGACCGGCCGATCACGATCACGATGGGCCGGCAGTCGGGGCAGAAGACGCTGCAGGCCGGGCAGTGCACGTTCTGGCTGGACAACGACGACGGCGAGCTGACGCCGCTGCTGGAGACCTCCAGCTACTACGGCACCTGGGATCTGGGCGTGCCGGTGCGGCTGTCGCTCAACAACGTCGGCGCGTCTCCGCCGTACCGGTGGTTCACCGGGTTCATCGCGGACATCACCCCGGACATGGTGCCCACCGCCGGTGGCGGCATGACATCGGCGGTGAGGGTGACCGTCGCCGGACCGCTGCGCCGGTTGACGCAGGGCGCCGTGGTGATGTCGGCGCTGCGGCGCACCATCTCGGCCAACACCAGCGTTCAGGCTTACTGGCCGATGGAGGACGGCGCCGGCGGGCAGTTCGGCTCAGGGCTCTCCGGTAAGCCCGGCCTGAGCAGCACGGCAAGCGTGCTCGAAACCGCACCCGGCCCGGCCGGCAGTGGGGACCTGGTCATCATGGAGGCGAGCACGGCGCTCTCCGGCGCGGTCGATGGCACGTTCCCCGCGCAGTGGTCGGTTACCTTCGTTGCCAAGTTCGATGCTCCCCCGTCGGGCATGACCACGCTGATGGAATTCCGGGTGAGCGGCGGCAGCGCCGTGCGATGGGTGCTCGCCGCAGACTCGACCACGTTCTACCTGACCGGGTACGACAGCACGGGCGCCGCGGCGTTCGTGGATTCCATCTCGGGCTCAGAGATGTCTTCTGGCGAGTGGTTTGGCATCGAGGCCACGGCCTTTGTCGTGTTCGGCCCGACATACTTCTACGGCATTCAGAAGTATGCCCTCGACGGCACCGTCCAGGGCTCCCTGAACTCACCGGTGTCAATTACTCCTGGCGCTGTCACGAGCGTCCGGGTCCCGGCGTCATCCGAACTGGAAGGCCTGCAACTCGGTCATCTTGTGGTGGCGAATTCGGGCCCGCTGTGGTTTGTGGCATCAAGCGAGGCTGGGTCCCCAATCCCGGCCTACATCGGCGAAGAGGCCCACGACCGCATCGACCGCGTTGCGGAGGAGATGGGTTCGTTCGCTTCCATCTCTGGAAGTGTGTCGGTCCAAATGGGACCACAGACTCCCGCTGACGGGGTTGCCATCCTGCGCGACGCCGAGGCGGTCGACCACGGCATCCTCTACGAGACCCGCACCGGGTGGAGTCTCGGCTACCGGGCGCTGGATGCTCGGTACAACCTCGACCCAGCATTCACGATCGCCCTGGCCACGCTGCGCACCAGCGACGACCCGGCCCGGGTCGTGACGCCGGTCCGCAACGACCAGCGGCTGCGCAACGAATGGACCGTCAGCCGCCCTGAGGGCTCTTCGGCGACATGGTCCGATGCGGCATCCATCGCCAAGCGGGGCCGCTACGACGACTCCGCCACGGCCAACGTCTACAGCGACGACCAGCTGATCCATGACGCTGGGTTCCGGGTCGGCGAGGGCACGTACGAGGGGCTGCGCTACCAGACCTGGCCGGTCGACCTCACCGCCAACAACGGCGGGGTCGACGACTCCGACGACCTGATCGCGGCGTGGCTGGCGCTGGTTCCCGGCGACCGGATCGACCGCACCGGCCACGGCGCCAAGCATCCGGCCGGGACCGTGTCGATGGTGGTCGAAGGCTGGGTGGAGACCCTGCACGGCAAGCTGTGGGCCGCCAATCTGAACGTCGAGCCCTACCAGCCGTACCAGGTCAACGTGCTCGCCGAGGACGACCCGGGCGATGACACCGGCGAGCCGATCGGCTGGCTAGAGGCAGACTCCTGTTTCCTGTCGGCCGGGGTGAACAGTTCCGCCATCAGCTGGTCGGTCGCGTGCAGCCCGGCCGAATCCGCCGACCCCGACGACTACCCGTTCGACGCGTTCATCGGCGGGGAGCGGGTCACGGTCACCGCCTCCACGGGTGGCACCAGTCCGACGTGGACGGTCACCCGCGCCGTCAACGGGATCGCCAAGGCCCACGGCACCACTGAGCCGATCGTGCTCACTGACCCGCTGATCCTGTCCCTGGTCTAGGAGGCCGGATGACTCTGCCCACGTTCACTGCGCACTCGCGGCTGCCCGCGAGCAAGCTGACCTCGGTGCGTAACGAGGTCGTGTCCCTAGGGACCCGCGTCGGCGTCCGCCTGCGCCGCGTCGCAACCCAGACCCTCACGGATAACACCCTCGCCACCGTGTCGTGGGACACCGAAGACGAGGACACCGACGGTTTCTGGGCCATCGGCACACCGACCGTCGTCACCATCCCCACCGGCAAGGGCGGGCTGTACGCCATCACGGCCGCGTGCGACAACAGCGGACTCCTCTCCTCCGCCGCCCGCGGGCTGATCCACCTCTCCGTCACCTCGGCCGTCACCGGCGTGGCGCCGACCTACCGGTCACCGATAGAGGCGCTGGGCGACATCGCCTCCGTTGCGGTCCCCGCGATCCCGCTGGCGGCCGGTGACACGTTCACGGTCCAGATCCTGGCGGACATGGCCGCGTCCGGCACGCTCCAGGCGTGGCTGTCCTGCTACCGCGTCGGGAACTGAGGAGGCAGCATGGCGACCAAGCGGTACCAGGAGTGGAACGCGCTCGGCCGTCCGCTGGCGCCTGCGCAGCCGATCCGCGAGATCGTCGAGCGGATGAACGACGCCTACCCCGAGGCCGCCAAGGCGCACCTGTTCTCGTGGCACGCCGACGATGCGCACTACCAGGCGGTCAACCCGCTCGATCACACCCCGTTCAGCAACACCCCATGGCCGGACCCGCTACCCGGCTGGATCGTGTGCGCGACGGACATCATGCACCGCCCTGATCTCGGCGTGGACTGCGAAGTGCTGTTCCCCTACTGGCTGGCGGAGGCCGAGGCCGGGCGGATGCCGTGGCTGAAGTACATGATCTGGCGCCGCAAGAGCCACAGCGTGCGCAGCAACTGGGTCGCCAAGCCCGCGGACGACCACGACGGCCACATCCACCTATCGATCCGCACCGACCACCTGAAGACGTCGCTCGGCTCGTGGGAGCTGGTGCCGGGCAAGGCAACGAGGAAGGGACGCGACGTGATCACCGTCATCGAGGACGCCGACAACCCCGGCACCTTCTACGCCTGGTCCGGTGACCGGGTGCGGCGCCTGGACCTGACCGGCCTGCCCAACGGCGTCGGCGACGTCGGCTGGGTGCTGTCCGGGAAGTGGTCCGGGCCGGGCACGTCGGCGGCGCAGTGGGCCGTACACACCCGGGCGCAGTGCAGCAACGAGGTCATCGCGGCGGCGCCGCACATCCGGATTCCGCGGGTGCCGGTCCGGCTGCTGCCGGTGACGGTGGAGGCCGCGCCTGCGCCGGTGGACGCCGAGGCTGTCGCCGCTGCGCTGCTCGCGTCGCCGGGGTTCGCGGAGACGCTGGAGGATGCGGCGTTCGAGGGCGCGCAGCGCGCCGAGCAGGAGTAGCGGCATGGCGACGGTGGACCCGCCGCTCGGCGTTCTCACACTTCCACGGCTCAACGAGATATGGAGAGCGGTCACCTTGCACCCGCCCGTGGCGATAACGGCCATCATCTGCGCCACGGTCGCGTTCTGCTTCCTGGTGTGGTCGCTGACCCGGGCGAGTGATGCGACGGTGCTCGCGCTGGCCGTCAGCACGGTCGTCGGTGGCGCTCTCGGCGCGTGGACGAAGTTGCGCGGCAACGGCAAGGGCAAGGGCTGATTGCTCACGCACGTATCCGATGTTCTGAATGTCCCATATCGGCAAACTCATACGAACGGATGAGGTGAAGTGCCATGAAGACGTTGCAGGCGCTCGCCGAGTGGATGGCCCCGCGCGCGAAGGCTGTGGCGGCTGGCGTCGGCGCTGCGGTGCTCATGTTCAAGAGCGCACTCGCCGACGGTGTGACGATCGGGGAGTGGGTCGAGATCGTCAGCACCGCGCTGGCGGTGGCGGTCGCCACCTACGCCGTACCGAACGGGGCCAAGCCTGCCGCGGTGCGTCCGTCGCGGAATGGCACCCAGCCGTGAGCGGGCAGCCGGTCGGTCCCATCCTCGACGGACTGGACATCAAGGTCGAGCTCGAAGAGGGCGAACTTCTCGAAGGCGCGATCGTGCTGCTACTGACGGACCTCGGCGGTGGCGAGGGGCGTATGCGGTTCATCCACTCGGCGATCTCGTTCACGAAGCGGCTGGGGATGCTGCGGTACGCCCAGCTCATCGAGGAGCGCAACGTGCTCGAGGACAACGACGAATGACCGCCACCCTCCACTGTGTCGCGGCGCGTGTGCTCGGCCTGGTCTTGGCCGTGGCGGCGTTGAGCGCGGCGTGCGCCCCGGAGCACTGGCCGGCGTAGACTGGCTAAGGCTACGAGGCCAGGCTTCGAAACGGGACCGCCCCTGACCTACGGGTCAGGGGCGGTTCTTTTCGTTGTCCCACAAGGACTTTCGGCCATTCGATAGTCCACTTTAGACATAAAGAAAGCCCCCCAGGCGCTGCCGGCTAAACGGCGCCTGGGGGGCTGCTTTGTGCTTGCTACCGAGCGGTTAGCCGGACTGCTCGGGTCCGGCCATTCTACTTCCCGGTGCGCTTGCGCCGGTCGTGACGCTCACTGTACGAGTCGCCCTTGCGGGGGCCGTACGGAGCCCGCTTGGTGCTCCCGACTGCCGGTGAGACCGGCGCTTCGGGGAGCTCCGGCGCCGCCGCGTCATCCGCGGTGACCTCCGAAATGGCCGGTGCAGGCGTCTCCGCCTTGGGCTTGCCCGGCTTGGCCACGACCTCGATTGCCACGAGCAGAGCGATCGGCGCCCACCCGGCTACGGCCAGGTCGAGCGGCTGCGGTCCATAGTGGACCAGAGTCGAAGCCAGGTTGGCGGCGACCGAAACGGCCGCGCCGAGCCAGAACGCCGCGCGGGCCCAACCGCGGGGCATCCTGTTTGCCGCCTTGTCCTCAGCCAACGCCAGAGTGGCGATGAGCATGAGACCGTCCACCGAGAGCGGGATCGCCGTGGCCAGGGGCCGCGGCTGGTGGGCGAGGATGGCCACCTCGTAGATGTGGCCGAAGCTGACGTAGGCGGCGACGCCGGCCACGATCAGGAAGCTGATCGCGTAGCCGATCCGGCGCCATGTGCTGCGAGTGTTGCTCTGCATTGGTCCTCCCAATGTCCCCGACGAGCTCGTCGGCGGTGGCCACTCAGCCACCGGACCCGGGCGCGCGATGCGCTGCCAGCATGGGTTTCGCTCTAGTCGGGGTGGTGCTGGCCGGGGCGGTTGCCCCGCCCCGGCCGTCGTGCTTCAGAGCGCTGCGGCGGCCGCGCCAAGCGCGACCATCGCCTCGGTCACCTGCGTGTAGTCCAGCCAGACGGTCGCCGTCTGCCCGTTGCCCTCGTTCACGACCAGCTGCACCAGGGTGCTGCCGGGCTCGCGGACGACGGTCACCAGGCCGGCGGGGTCGAATGCTGCCCGGACGCCCGGCTGGGTGTTCACGCTGATGTCGATCTGCTCCATGTCCGTCTCCCTCGGACTGGCACCCCCGGTTGGGGTGCGGGAGTGGACCCCGCAGCGTTGCAGCTGCGCTGTGGCCTTACGTCCCTGCGGTCGTAGCGGACTGCCGTGAAGGCATCTCGCGGGTCCTTGGCCCCCGGGCGCCGGTCGCGCGTTGGCGCGGTGTCGTCTGCCTCGGGGGCGGTGCCGGTCTTCTCCCGCCCGGCGTGGGCTACCTGGATCGCTGTGCCCCTGGTTCACGGGCCCGGTGATGAGCGGGGGTTCCGGTGTGGGTCTCGGCTATGTGGTTGTACCTCTACAGTACACCGCACGGTGTATCTCTGCAAGGTAGAACGATCGGGAAGCACTCGCCGTCCCGCGAATCTCCTGTGACTTTGGTCACACCGCGCGGTGTAACTGCACGCATACCCCACGCGGTGTACCGTGGTGCGCGTGAGGGAACTCGTCGGCAACGCCGAGGCCGCCGACTACGTGGGCGTCAGCCTCAACGCCTGGCGCCCCTACGTGGCTCGCGGCCAGGCCCCGGCGCCCGTGCGCCGTGAGGTCCAAGGCGGCCACGCGCTGCCCGTGTGGACCACGGCCCAACTCGACGCATGGAAGACTTCCCGGCCGGGGCGGGGGAAGAAGAGGGCGGCGGCGTGATCCGCCTGCGCCGCCGCTCCCTCGTCGACCTTCTCGCCGACGCGATCGCCCGCGACCCCGGTGACGCCCCCGCGGTCTACCTCGAGGCCGACATCATGGCCGACGACATGCAGCGGTACGCCCCCACGGCCGAGGACCCGATGGAGGATCGGGCCCAGCCCGTTCGGCCGATCTGATCACACCCACCCGGCCGCCACGGTGGACGCCATGACTACACCACCTGCGCAGCCAACCGCGGTACGTCTCGATTCTGGCGCGAACCGGAGCATCGGCGTCGCCTACGCCCTCTGGGCGTTCACGGGGTTCTTCGGCGGTCACCGCTTCTACCTGCGCCGGTCCGGCTCCGGCGTGCTGTACCTGTTCACCGTGGCGCTGTTCCTGGTCGGCTGGATCGTCGACGGCTTCCGGCTCCCGACGATCGTCCGGCAGGTCAACACCCGCGGCTACTAGCGGGGGGTTCCCGCCGGCCGGGCCCTCAACGGCATCCGGCCGGCGGTCTGTGCGCCGGTTTCACCGGCTCGGCGCGCATCGCACCTGTCATGACAGTACACTGCCTGTCATGACAGCGCGCAACCCTTCGGGCGGAGATCGTCATGACAACCTTGGCGGCATGAGCGGCCGGTCCGGGCAGGGGACACCCCGCCAGACCGTGCGCTGCCCCGAAGACCTCTGGATCGAGTTCGGGGAGAAGGCGGGCGACCAGGAACGCTCCGAGGTGTTGCGCCAGTTCATCCGCTGGTATGTCGGCAAGGGGGAGCTGCCGCCGAGGCCGGGAAGCGAAGACCCCCCGGCCTCGCAGTGAGACCGGGGGATCCGCTTGCACGTGCTATTGCACGTGCACTGTCATGACGCTCATGCTGCCTGTGCGGGGGGCTCGGGCCGGGTA